CTTGATTACTTTGTTAGTAATTTTGCTGTTGATAGCGACAATTGGATAGGAGATTTATTAACAAATGAAGGTGCTGAAACTTATGCCAAGTATAGAAAGTATAAAGAGTCTTTCAGATACCATTTTCGGGACGATTGCGTACGGATTAGTGATGATTTTAGCCGTAAGCGGATTTCTTTTGATGATGGTTTCTTGCCTCATATGGGACAACATCCTAGAGTCTTACGATTACTTATTCAAGGGAAAGTTAATTACCAAACCGCCATCTATTTGGATAAACATCTTGCGTTTTTTAAAAATTGGGACAAAAGTATTAGTGAAAAAGTCGTATGGCCTAAAATCTCATCTACGATTACCAGATTAAAACCATTTTTAAATTTTAATATGACAGAAGCAAAGATGATAATGAAAGAAGTATTTTTAAATAAATGATGAATGACGAAGACATAAAAGAATATCATAATCTTGGTGTCAAAAGAGTTTTCTGTATAGGCAATGGTGAATCAAGATTAGGTTTTGATTTAGAAAGATTAAGACCACTAGGCAAGATTATGGGTTGTAATGCTCTGTATAGAGACTTTATGCCAGACGCATTAACAGGTGTTGACCACGGCATAATGCACGAAATATATCACAAAGGTGTCGCTTGTAAGATACCTTGTTTCTTTAGAGACTGGACAAAAGTACCTGCCTTTCATTTTAAGATGATGGTTGAGGGTGCAATATCTAAAATGGATTTAGAACTGGTCAGAAATGAGAAAGGTGTATTTACAGAGAATGAAAGAGGTCAGGCACAGGAGTTTGTATTTCACGGCTCTAAACTAGAGGGTCTGGCACATATTATAAAAAAGAATAAAGAAGTAATAGAGAAAAAGATAAGCACAGGTCAAGTTAAACTATCTTGGATACACCCTAAAAATGACAAGTCTCATAATTTAAATGATATAATGATACCAAAAGACCTAGGGTGGGCTGCTGGTCCGTCAAGTGGTTATGTTGCGTGTGAATACTACAAGGCAACCGAGGTGTTTATGATAGGTCACGATTTACAATCAACTACATCTACAATTAACAATATTTACAAAGGGTCAAAACATTATTTGGCACCAGAGAATGGTCCTACACCACACGATAATTGGGTAAACCAATGGTTAAGTCTTATGAAGAGGTTTCCTAGTACAACTTTCTATAAAGTAAACAGAAATCTGAACCTAAAAGACAACGTGAATATGCACGTTCCAGAGTGGGAGGGTCAAAAGAATTTATTTTATGTTGACTATTCCAGCATTGACAATTTAGAATCAATATAGTATATTAATAATATGCGTAAAAATAATATAATTGCAAGTATATTACTCTTTCTGGCTGAACATTGCTTAAGAGGGCAAAAGGCATATGTATGGAGGGTTACGGCCGAGTGGCTGAAGACACCATATGTAGTTTTGAGTAGGGACTATCTACACATAGATGGACTCTTCCCGGAAGATTGTGGGTGCGTTCCAACTAATCCCACGAAAGACGCTATTTAATATGAGAGGTTTATGAAAAGAGATTTGAAAATACCAAAGGTAACATTTAGAATAAGAGTAGGTGATGAAGTTGAAACAGATGGCGGTTGTGCTATCGGTGGTCAATGGTTGAATAAAACAACAGACGACTATTTTTCAGGCAAGAGAGTTGTAATATTCAGTTTGCCTGGTGCATTTACACCAACTTGTTCATCACAGCAATTACCAGGTTTTGAAAAAGAATATGGCCAAATTAAATTATTAGGCGTAGATGAAGTTTATTGTGTATCAGTAAATGATAGTTTCGTTATGAATGCTTGGGCAAAACATATGAACGTAGAAAACGTTAAGTTGATTCCCGATGGTTCAGGTAACTTTACTAGATTTATGGGTATGTTAGTAGGTAAAAATCATTTAGGTTTTGGTAATAGAAGTTGGCGATATATGGCAGTTATTAATGATGGCGTTATTGAGAAATGGTGGCAAGAACCAGGTATCAATAATGAAGGATTAGATGACGACCCATATTTTGAAACTACACCTAAAAATGTAGTGGATTATTTAAGAAATGCAAAGTAAAACTTGTATAAATAACTATGATGGCGATAATATAGCCAACACAAATACAACGAATATAGGAGAAATACGATTATGGATTTTGAATCATTAAAACAAAGTCAAAGCTCTTTTGATAAAATCACAAAAGCATTAGAGCAATCAAGCGAAAAACCAGAAATCTCTGGTAATTCTAAAAACAAATATCAAGACGACAGAATTTGGAAACCTGAACTAGATAAAACTGGTAATGGTTATGCTGTTATCAGATTTTTGCCAGCAACAACAGGCGAAGAAATGCCTTGGCAAAGAGTTTGGTCTCACGCTTTCCAAGATAAAGGCGGTTGGTATATTGAGAACTCTTTAACGACACTAAATCAAAAAGACCCGGTGTCTGAAGAGAATACAAGATTATGGAACACAGGTGTTGATAGTGATAAAGAAATTGCTCGTAAGAGAAAAAGAAAATTATCATACTACTCAAACATCTATGTAGTTTCAGACCCTAAACATCCAGAAAACGAAGGTAAAGTTTTTATATTTAAATTTGGTAAGAAAATCTTTGATAAGATTACCGAAGCAATGCAACCGGCGTTTGATGATGAAACACCAATCAACCCATTTGACTTTTGGAAAGGTGCTAACTTCAAGTTGAAGATAAGAAAAGTTGATGGTTATTGGAACTATGACAAGTCTGAATTTGAGGGTGTTAGCCAAATAAAAGAGTCAGATGATGACATTAAAAATATTTGGTCTAAACAATATCCTCTAAACCCTTTTGTTGACCCTAGTAATTTTAAGACCTATGATGAACTCAAAGAGAAACTGAATAGGGTAATTATGGGACAACGAAACACGGAAACCGTGGAGAATGTAGACCTCCCACCACAATCTACTACAACTTCCGTGCCAAGCTCAAGTGATGTTAAATCTGAGCCTGCTAGCGAAGACGATACTTTATCGTATTTTAGTAAATTAGCAGACGAAGATTAATCTTTCTCTCTCACAATCACGAATGCTTAACCCTTAGCGAGAAATCGCTAAGGGTTTTCTTATAAATAGTGGTATGGTAAATATATTTAATCCACTTGTTGATTTACAAGACAAACAACTAAAAGGTGCTAGTTGGTACAAAAATGCAGCTTCATTGATTGCTGACAAGGCGACATCTGGTAAATTAATGAAAAGTGGTAAGTTATTAGGTAGACCATCAGCAGGTAGAATGTGTATGTTTTTCTATGACCCTAAAACAGCACAGAAACTACCCTTTTATGACATATTTCCTCTAGTATTACCAATTGATACATTTAGAGGTGGATTTGTTGGTTTAAATTTTCACTATTTACCATATGGTTTGAGATATAAATTATTAGAACAATTACAGAAGTTTGCTACAAATAGGAAATTTGATGAATCAACAAGACTTCAGGTTACTTATAACGCTGTAAAAAATATTGGTCTCATTAAGCCAGCAATTAAAAAATACCTTTGGCGACAAGTACAGAGTAATTTTTTAAGAGTTGATGTGGATGAAATGGCGATAGCAATATATCTGCCTGTAGCACAATTTAAAAAGGCAAGTCTTGGAAAAGTATTTGCCGATAGTAGAAGGAAAATATAATGAAAAAAATAGCAACAATGTTATTTGCTTTAACACTTGTTACCGCTTGCACAATACCAACTGAGCCAAGATTATCATTTGGTAAAAAATGTGTAGAGAAAAATCAAGACGTAGTTTATTCATACGTTTGGTTATACAGCAAGGGTAATGGTTTAGAAGCAAACAAAGAGACTTGCAACTCAATAGAGGACTAAAATGGCAATTTTAAGAGGCGGTAGACGAATCGGTAATTACGATATCAGAATAGGTGTGCCTAGAGATAGGTCACTTGATAATGTAAATGGTGATGAAAGATTAAGACGTAAACCTGGTGGTAATCCACAATCTACAATTAATAGATTTATAGCAGAGGTCAATCAAGGTGAGGGTCTTGCTAGACCAAATAGATTTTTAATTATGGTCAATCTGCCTAAAAGAGTTTTAACAGACGCTGAAGTATTAGCAAGTGAGTTTGGTGGTGGTAGTGCAGGTACTAATAACGATTTAGAATCCTTGCCTATGGTCAGAAACATTGGTATGATGTGTAATCAGGTAAATTTACCAAATAGAGACATCAATACAAAGCCCCATATAATGTATGGACCAAGAAGAGAAATGCCATATGCATATAGTTTTGAGGCAAGTGTGTCTTTAC